ATCTTGATTTTCTTTTTGTTTCCGTTCTTTCTTTTTTAGTAGACTCTAAACCTAGATTGGTATACAAACCGCAGTCGTATTCGAGTAGAGCGTCTATTTTTCTTCTATCAGACCATGTTTTGTAGCCTAAGATTTTATCAATAAATTTAATTAATTTTTCCATTTAAAGGTATTGTTTTAGATTAGGTCTAAAGTATTCAGATCCTTTCATAATTTTACCATCGTTTCTTCTTAAAACTTTTCCGTTCTCTAACTTACTCATGTTAGATTTATGAACCTCTTCGAACATATCAAAGATAACATCAGACAAACCATGAGATAGTATAATTCCATATAATATATACATCATATCTACAACAGCATCTGCAATCTCTACAACATCTTTAGATTTACAGGCCTCTTTATACTCATTAAGCTCCTCCAACATTAACTTAAACTTCAGTTTATGATCTTCTTCGCTAATTAATGAAGGAGTTTTTAAAGTAGATATATTAAATACCTTGTTAAATTTCCTAACCATTTCAAGTTTTGAATCTTTAACAGATAATTCTTTTTCTATGTATAATGTTGCATCCATTAACTCTTCTTGAAGATGTTGTAAAAAATTATCAGTCACATTATTATCAAGTGTCGTTTTATATTTTTCAATACCACGGATACTTCTGTCTGTATATTTGTTTTTTACACTTTCTACTATTGAATCAAACATTTTAATGAGTTAATTTTTGGTAATTTAAATCAATTTTCTTAAAAAGCCAAAGTTTTGTTAAATTTTCTTCGTATTTTCTTAATATTTGAGTACTTTCTAGTATTTTCTTGTGCTAAATGAACGATTTCGTGTATTATTCCGTCATCAGACAAACAATCATCAGAACTTATTTCTTTTATCCAACACATGTAAACTGCATAGTGAAGTATGTTTATAATGTCTTTTATAAACTCTTCATCAGAGTAATTTTTATACTTTAGGTAAGATGTCTCTAAAATATCTTCGTTGTAAATATATTTTCTATTCCCGATCTTGTATTCTTTTTGCAATTGTTTCATATAATTCTATTATTTTAGCTTGTAGCTGTTTTTGTTCAGTTCTCCAGTTATATTTTTCTTTACCTTTTTTCTTTCTACCTGCATAATCCACTTCAACTTTTAAGTGGTATTTGTCATAAACAACAGGATAAACTTTTATGTCGTTTTTTATGCAAATAGAAAGTATTTTATTAATATCCTTCATCTTGTATCAAAGATATTTTTACGTTGTCCCATTTACCACCTTTTAAGTCGTAGTCAACAAGAAAATCAATTCTTTTCTTCCATCTTTTATTCATTCTATCTTCTACAGTCCATATACCATTCATATCTCCTGCATTTTCCACACACACTTTTGCTCCAAAGATAAAACCATGTTTTTCTAAATCCCTACTGACAGCTATCCATCTGTGAGATCCAGGTGATTGTGAATCGATTTTTTTTAATGATGCAGTTGTTAAGTAATCTGCATTACATTGTTTTGGATCGGCATGGTAAATTGTTGCCGTAACCATAATTGCTAATACTATTGTTTTCATAATTCTAGTTTTTTAAATTCAACATCTAAACTTTTTGTTAATTCATAAGGGTTGCTTTTTTCTGCCAACCAATTTGTATTGTCCCAAACAGGTGAACCACCCCTTAAATCTGTGTATCTTCCGTTGTTCACATTCCAACAGTAATCTACGTGAGCTTGATTCTCTCCAAGATTTGCAAACTTTACTTTTAACACCTTAATCTTTACTGTACCTGCCTCAAAATCACGATGTACTAATATTCCATGAGGACTCATATCGTAAAATTCACCTCCACCTTTCACGTCGTAAAATGTTGGCTCAATCAATTTACCTTTATCGTTTTGAGGTTTTGTTGGGTGAGCTACAAGAATACATACAACGTCATTTTTTTTACAAAAATTATCTATTTTATTCAAATAAGCATTTGTATAATCAGTAATACTTAGATTCATATTAGATTTGTCTCTTATCTTATTGTATGGGTCAATAACAAGGCACCTTATACCAACTCTTCTTACAAGATCTTCTCCTTTTTTTAACACCTTATCTAAATCAAATCCGTCTTCATAGTTAATAAAGCAAAAGTTTTTATTAATATGGTTCACGCATCTTCTCCATGATTGTGTTTTAGTGTCTTTATACTCTGGAGTATTTCCATACAGCTTTCTTATTAATTTGTCAACGTGTAGGTATTGCGGGTAGTTTTCTGTTGAAGCATAAGCTGTTTTCCATCCGTACATCATATTGTATCCTATAGTCATTTGGTCCACGAAGTCAGACTTACCACTACTTGGAAATCCAGTTACTACAACAAATTGTTTTGTGTATGTAGAGAATATAGAATCAAATCCATCTAAACCAATTTTAAACCCATTTTTAACACCACCTTTATAAAAATCATCTAAGTCAGCTTCCATATCAGAAACTCTTAATACATTTTCTATTGGGCATGGTATTGCTGTTTTTATCACATTTCTTAGACTTTCAGAGCCGTACTTGATTAAGTACTCATTTGCGTCTTTACAATCCTTTAAATCGCATAAATAAACCTTTTCTGAACCAAACCTTCTTATAAGTTCTTTCTTCCCGTTCTCACCAGCTTCGTCAGCATCAACACAAACGTATATTTTTTTCTTATCTTCAAAGTGATAATACAAATCGTTGAGGTAGTCTAAGTTTATTTGTCCTGTTGCTGTAAATCCATTTGGAACACTCACAACATTTTCAACACCAGCTTCTACAAATGAAAGGCAATCTATTTCACCTTCAACAATAACACATTCGTCTTTACCTATAATTGAATCCATGTTATAGCAAATCTTCTTTGCTCCTTTATACAACTTAAAGTTTTTCTGTGCATCTCTGTATTTTACATTCACTAACTTTCCCTTATAGTTATATTTAAACATGATTACATTCACCTCTTTACTAACTTGAGGCATATATTCTAGTCCTGCGGTCACATCTAACTTATCTAAAGTTTGGCTTGTAATTCCTCTGCTTTTAAACCATTCAATCATATTGTCTCCAGGCTTATTTACTTTTCGCAGCACAGGTGCTTCATAAGTGTATTCAGCTTCTTTTTCGTAAGTATGTAGCTGTAAAACCTCTCCACAATGCTGACAAGTTCCAAGACCTCTATTCCAATCTAACATCAAACATTTTTGAGTCTTTTTCTTTCTACTTGAAGAACACACAGGACATGTTGATTTTTTAGATTTTGTATCTAGCTTATAAACGTTGTAGTCTTTTATTTTAAATCCGTTAATGTCCATTTTGTATTATTTTAAAGTCAAATCCTGGTTGATCGTAAAATTTCTTATCTTTCTCTAATTCAGTTTTAGTTCCACTCTTGGTGCTTTGACCTTTCCATTTCCATTTGTAGCTTCCAGAGTTTTTTATAGCATCAACTTTGTTGTATTTAAGCCAATTTACAAAATGAGATTTATAGTCTTTTATTGAATTTTTTATTTCGTCAGTCATGATTAGATGATTGTGAAATGTATCTAATGCTTTACCTAAAGATTCTTTGCTTATTGAATTTTGCATACAAACAACTTCAGCCCAAGTTGCAGAATTAAGACAATCACTTAAAAATATGTTATTTTTATTTTCTTGTTTTATTATATTCTTATTTAACTCTGTCACTTGCTTGACACTTGTTTGTCGTTTGCGTGTCGTTTTCTTTTTAGTTTTACGCTCCTCAACTTGATAACTATCATAGTTACAGATAGTTACCTTAGTATATTTATTTGTCGTTTGCGTGTCTATTTCTCCTGTTTGTTTAAGCCTTTTTATAGCCGTTCTTACCTTTCTAATTGGTATGTTTAGATCTACAGATATTCTATTAAGAGACGTAATGTATTCTCCTTTAGCCACAGCTCTGCCCATAAACCTACAATCGTCGTAGCAGGCATTTAATAGTAAGTGTATGAATATAATTTTAGTATTGGAGTCCTTGTACCATTCCCAATCGAGAATCCTCCTGTGAAGCTTGATATACCCTTTCATTGTTTTCTTTTTTATTTGTTATAAGCTCATTGATAGTAACTGCCAAGTTATCAATAAACTCTCTATTTTCGTATAGTTTTTCTGTAATTTCATTGTATTTAGTTAAAAACACAATATCTTCTTCATGGTAAATTTTCTTTGCAATCTTTTTTTTGTACTTGTTTGATTCATCGTATCTGTATTGCTCATAATCGACAAAGTATTTTACTTCGTTTTCTATTTCACCTATATACTCTCTATATTCCTTGTCGATTGAAATCCAATCTTTAACTAATTTTGAGCTGTAGATTATAGTCGCATGATTGTGAGCGTTGCCACGACCCCTATACTTAGAGTAGTTTCCTATATCCTGTAAAGGAAGCCTTGTGAATCTAGTTGCTAAATAAAAAAACACTTTTCTTAAATCACACACCTCTCTTTTTCTTGTGTCTTGAAATATATATTGATTATTTACTTTGTGTTTTTTTTCTATAACCTCTGAGATTATATCAAGCACTTGATATTTGTCTGTTTTTGTTTTCATAGTTTGTAATTAAAACCCACCCCGAAGGGTGGGATTAAGATTTAATTAAAATGGTAAATCATTTAGATCATTGGAGTCGTTAGAATTTGAATTCGACTGGCTTGAACCACCAGAGTTATCATCTTCTTTAACGCCTTTTACGACCTTTCCATCAGTCCAAATTACAGACCCATTACCTAAGTAATGTTTTTCTGCTTTACTTGCTCTCTCGTCTTGATCTTGAGCAATTGTGATTGATACGTTTTTACCGAATCTTGATTCATCATTTACAGAGATAGTGATAGGTATGTAGCTATCTTTTTCTCCTTTAATGATTTTGTTTTTGTCGATTTTCTTCAACTCTGAAGCTTTAATTGACGCATTGATAAGTGTTGACATAGTTATGAATTAAAAATTAAAATTAAAATTATTATTAAAAATGTTTTTATAGCTAAACGCTCTACTTTTTCTTCAGTATTATATTTCGCCATACTTAGTAAAGTTTTTGAGGTCTGCCTCTTTGTTTACAAAATACTTTAGAAATTGAGTTTCCGCTGCTTCAACTTTGTAATATCCGTTATCATACGCTTCGTCTGATGTTTCAAATATTCCAATAAGTCCAGTACCTTTTTCTATTACTAAAAACTTCATAGGTTTCTGAAATAGTTTAGAGTATATAAACGCTTGACTATCGTAATTATAGGATCTAGAGCTGTTGCGAAAACTTTTAAGCTTTGAACATGTCTTAATATCATAAACAAAATCATCTGTAATGATATCAGCCTTACCTTTCCATGGGATATCGTTTTCTGTCATAAAACCTACAGAGGGTACTTCAAACTGTATGTTTTTAGTGTTTAGCACCTCCTTGATGTTGTCATTTGACTTAAAAATATCAACCATATTTAGTATTTCGTCAGCCTCTTTTTGTAGTAAAATTATTTCTTTACCACTATCTAAAATTGCTTGTTTATAGATTTTAGTTGTGCGAGTTGATGACTCAATAGATTCCATGTTGTCGCTTTTACCAAACATAACCATTTCATGAAATGCCGACCCGTAGAGAAACGGCAATGATTGTGATTTAGGTTGGTGAAAACTATACGGATTGTTGATAAGAGCATCTATGTCTGAGTTTGATAAATACTTCTGACCAAACTCACCATAGTAATGCTTATCGTCTTGTAGTTTTTTGATTACTTTTTCCATGACGCATCCTTTCTTTTAAAGTCCTCACTTTCATCTTCACCGAAGACCCCTAGCTCGTAGAACCCTGTTAATTTTAGCACAGCTCTGCTCATAGCTCTCTTCTCTGCCATTTCCATAACATACCAGGTATTACAATTCCCGTCTCTGTGATTGGATCCTTTTAAAGCCGAGCCAAATGTTTGAATACTGTTTTCGCCAACAAGTGCGTTAGCTTTTACAACGCAAAAATTTGTTTCGCAGTTGATTACATCATAAGTAATTTTGATTTTTTCACTTGCTTGGATTTTATCAATCCCAGACCTTGTGATAATAATGTAGTGTTGATGTTTAAAGACATCGTCTTTCGATAAACCGTACTTTAAGTACAGTTCTTTTAATCTTTCTGTTTTCATTTGAATAGATTTAAATATTAATTAACAAATTTAGTCTTTTTCTTGTTAATATCCAAGAAATTCTTTAGTGTTTTTATAGTTTCAGAAGCAATTCTGTAGTGATATTGCTTTTCTTTGTCGTTATTTTTTATAATTGCAATTTGCATTTTCTTTTTATTGTTTTTAATGCGTTGCATTGAATTTAGCAGGAATAACTTGTCGCAAAAATCATCAATATCTCCTTCATCCAGCTCTTTTATTTCTTCTTCATTTAAGGGCCTGTAGATGTCTGTAGAGTTATCGAATATAAAGTGATCATTATCAATATTCATTATCGTCAAGCGTCTGTAAATGTACGTGTCGCCGTCTTTTTTGTTCTGCAACCTGCTTATTTTGTTGTTTTTTTTGTTTTGATAAATTTTTACAAACCTCTCAAAGATGTTTCTAGATCTATAACTCATAATTATAATTTTTTAGATTTATTAAAGTTTGCAATTGTGTAGTTTACTAGCTCAATAATGTCATCTGAGTAGTGTGTCGCGTTCATTTTCTCAAGCTCCTTTATATGGTTGTCTTGATCTAAATTAAATGCAGCACACATCATTTCAGTTTGTTTTTTTGCAAGCTTATCGATTAAGGAATAGGTTTTTTCAAACACTAAATCGTTTTTTTTGCAGCTTAGTAAATCTGAGTGTAAATAGTCTTTTGTTTTCATAATTAAATTGGATTTATATTAACAAATATAGTTCTTTTTTTGTTCATAACCTAGTGTTTTGAGCACAAAACTGCACTACATGAGGGTTTTTAACGCATTTCAGTCGCATCCTGTTTTTCAGTCGCATCTCAGTCGCATCTCAGTCGCATCTCAGTCGCATCCTCGGTGAT